CCCAATTGTCGTGGTGGGTAACCGCCCCGGGGTAGGCGTAAAGCGGACTCATCTGGTGATCCTGACCCTTGAGGACTTTGTGAGGCTACTCAAGTGATTGCTTTGCTGCTTTCGCTAACCGTAGCGGTCAACGCGACGCTGCTACCAGAACCAGCCGTGGGGAAGGCGACATGGTACGGCTACGCTGGGCTACAGAAGTGTTACGACGGAGTACCGAGGACATGTACGCCGTACCGAACCAAAGCACAAGGGGGATGGCATGATGAGGTAGTCAACTATTGCGCGCTTCCGGGGTATCGCTGGCACAGCGCGCCATTCTGGGTCAAGGTCACCAATGTGAAGACTGGCGTATCGGCTCTATGTCTTGTGAGAGACAGTTGCGGGTGTGTTGGTGGTGGGATCATTGACTTAAGCCCAGCAGTGTTTCGCAAATTGCGAAGCCTAAAGGCTGGGATTGTGACCGTTCGGATTGAGCGGTATGTAACGCAGGTAGGAGGAAGAGGAAGATGAGTCAGGTAAGCGAGGTAATGAACCTAGACGAGACCCTAGATGCAGGACTAGGTGAGATTCTGGACACAAAACTACAGGTAGCCCCAGAAGAGACAACCGCCGAGCATCCGCTCATGCTGGTCGGCGGAGATGCGGCGGTGCTTGGCACGGCAGACATCTTCGTGCAGTGCAAGGACGGAAGCGGCTATCAGCAGAGTGTGGTGGTCTACGACCTACACAATCTGGTTGAGGTCATGCACAAGCAAGCGCATACCGACTTTGCGAGCGTGTGCCATGACGACTGCCGAGGCTATGACGAGGCGCTGGAGTTCTATCGGTACAACTACATGCGCTATCCGTCAGCCAAGAATGCTCCGATCTTTGTAGAGCGCCGTACAGCCACGGAGATCAACGAAGCGTTCGGACTGGAGGCTGATCCATGGCAGGGGTAAAGGCGAAGCGTGAGGGGGCGGTAAAACCCCCCGTGTGGACGGTTACGAACTGCTCCGCATGCAGCAAGGTAATTGACTACACCGACCCTAAGCGTGCGGTATTCCCTGCGGTGCGGGTGCTTAGTATCGTATTCAACGAAGCAAAGGGCAGCCGACGCTGGTCATGGCGACACAAGGCGTGCGCGTGATGCGGCGAGACATTGACCAGTTTGGGCAAGGCATGAAAGCAACTGAACTAGCCAAGACTGACATGGTGTTGGACGAGCAAATAGACCGACACTTCGTGTGGCATCACTTCCCGCCAGTGCCAAAGCAAATGATCCCCGTGGCAGTAGACGCAATTCGGCGTATGAACATGGGGGAGTTGGATGACATTGCGCCGCTACCGGGGAAGTTCGTGGTCAGCATTGACCGAAGAATTACGCCGTTGGTCAAGGACATCGTTAACGGGTTGGCGCTCTATGCGTGGAAATGCGAATGTGAGCCATGCAGCAAGGGCAACCCGCACTGGGGCGTATCAGGCGACTTTGCCTGATCTGCTAATGTCAGCGCGCACGAAGGGCGAGTAACGGAGCCTTCCCCGTTCCCCCTTCGTGCGCTACTACGGGAAGGAAGAGCACATGGCAGTACATGCACACAGATGCAGGAATGCGCGACCGCCGTATGCTCATGACTTCATGCTTTACGACATTGGCGATGGGGAACACACCCCATTCGTGGCAATGATGGCGTGCAGGAAATGTGGAGAGGTGCGTAAAGCGCAGGAAGAGGCGTTGCCACCTATAGCCCTTGACGATGTGCTCGCTTCGGTCATGCCAGCAACGCCAAAGCCACGGGCTAGGACAAAGCCAGCAAGGCGTAAACGGTGAGCAATCGGGCATGCCTATCGTGCGGCATGATCCTATCTAGCCTGAAACAGGGTAGGTGTGGGGAATGCGCTAAGGAGAAACAAGCAGAGAAATACAACCCTTATCGCCAGAGCAAGGGGGCTAGGGAATGGCGCAACCTATCGTCGCGTAAGCGTAAGGAGCAGCCATGGTGCAGCAGGTGTGCCACACAAGGAAACGCTAGTAACCCCCTTACCCTTGACCACATCGTGCCATTGAGCAAGGGAGGGGCGCTCATACCTGAAGACATTGACGAAGGGGTGCAGGTGCTATGCAAGCGATGCCAAGGCATCGTAGGCTCACGCACGCATGAGGCTGGGCAATGGCGCGCGTAATCCCTGAGACCATGCCACCATACGACGAGACAGCGCCCGATGCGGTTCCTGACGATGGATGGGATGACGATCCTGACAATGAAGAAGAGGAAACACCTGATGAATTCTGAGCACGATACGAATGATGATGCGCCTAGCACGCACGAAGCACCCCCCCATTTTTTAGGGAGTGAAATGCCTGACCATCCCGCAGCAGGTGTTTACACAGGTTGTGTACCTGAGAACCCCCCTTATACCAGTGCTGGTATAGGTGAGGGCAAAGAAGACACCACGGATGGCACAAACGATGCCGTAACAAGCCCAGAGAAGCCGCTCACGGAGGCGGAACGCCATCTATCCGTGCTTGAAGAGCAGGTGCGAATGGCTGGGCGCGACGGAGACATCCCGCCGCAATTGCTGCACATGGCGGCAGTAGCGTGGGAACGGTGGCATCAGGCTGCCGAGATGCTGGCACGGGAAGGAATCACGGTTCAAACTTCGCAGGGGGTGGGAGCGCATCCTGCGGCTATGATTGAGAGGCAAGCATGTCAGACCTACCAGAACCTAATCAGCCGAATGGGCTTGTCAGCCACGCCGTCACAGGCGAGGTACAAAGCCAACAAGACCCCGCGCCTCAAGAAGGCGTTGACGATCAGCGACCTGATGAGCAGACAAGCGGAGGAAATCCCAGCCTCCTAACCGACGGTCCAATCTTTGAGGAGTTCTGCCGCGTATTTATTAAGCAGAGCATTGGGCAGTTCTCAGGTCAGCCCTTGAGGCTAGAGGGCTTCCAGCGGGATTTCATGAACGATGTCCTAAGCCGCGATCCCATCACGGGCAAGCGCCGCTATTCCGAAGCCATGCTCCTGCTCCCTAGAAAGTCTGGCAAATCTACGCTGGCTGCTGCGCTGGCAATCTTTCAGACCCTGCGAGACGCTGGCAAGGAGCCACAGACAATTGTGGCGGCTGCCTCCAAGGATCAAGCGGCGGTCATCTTTCGCCAGATTCGGGCGTTCATTGCCAACAACCCAGAATTAGGTGGGTTGCTCATTCCCAAGCAGTACCACATAGATGTGCAGGGTGGCGGCTTTATCAAAGTGGTGGCATCCGACGGACGGCTTCAACACGGCTCTAACCCGTCCTGCGTAATTGTGGACGAGTTGTGGGCGCATCAAGACGGCGAGTTATACACGGCGCTCACCTCTGGATCAGGCGCGAGAGACGAGCCGCTGACCATTGCCATCAGCACCCCCGGCTACGACCCCGATCAAATCCTTGGGCAAATCTACAACCGCGTTATTGAGACGGCTCCCGACCAGCAGTTCCAAAGCGCGCCGTATTACCGTCGCATTGCCCGCGATGCCGAGAACGGCTTCCTCTTGTATCACTACGGAGCGCCAGAGGATGCGGATGCCGATAGCCCAGAGGTATGGCGCAAGAGCAACCCAGCCCCATGGATTAGCGACCAGTACCTCAAGCAGCAGCGATTTAAGCCAACAACCCGCCTATCCGAATTCCGACGGCTGCACCTAGGGCAATGGGTAAACGCTGGCGAAGAATCGTGGCTGCCAATGGGCGCGTGGCAGTCCTGCGCGGAGGATGGCGTATCCCTTGACCCCGCGCTCCCCGTTGCCGTAGGCATAGATGTGGGTATTACCCGCGACGCTTCCGCCGTGGTTATTGCACAAAAACAGGGCGACAACATCATTGTGGAATCCAAAGTCTGGGCTAATCCCTACCCTAAAGACAGCAGCATGGGCATGGCGTGGCAGGTAGACATTGAGGAAATCCGCCGCTACCTCATCAGCCTAAAGGATCGGTTCCCTGCTCCAATGGTCAAGATTGACGGGCGAACGCGCCCGGGTCCTGCATTCTGCTACGACCCGTGGTCATTCCGAGAGTCTGCCCAGATGCTGGAGGGCGAAGGTCTTGCCATGGTGGAAACAAATCAGACCGATAGCCGCATGGTTCCAATGACCGCCGACTTGTTCCAAGCCATTGTTACCCGCCGTTTGCGCTACGATTCCAAGACGAATGTGGCGCTCACGCGACATGTCATGGCAGCAGTTGCTGTGCCTAGAGGAGATGCAGGTTGGCGTATCAGGAAACCAAGGGGCAGCACGACCGCGAAAGTGGACGCGGCTATCGCAATGGTGATGGCGGTGAGTCAGGCGATGCAGCCGCCCCCAAGGCGCGCGTTCACAGGTATGATCGCGTAATTAAAGCAAAGCAATGCCGTTGTGCAGTACCATTCATAAGCCCAGACGACGAAGATGAATGGTGCTGGAAGTGCGGGCTTCCGCTAGATAACGAGGAGACTTGATGGCTGACCGTAAGATGCCAGACTTCGCAAACCCAGCGAATTACATTCAGCCCGGCAAGAAAGATTCTCTTGCGTCATGGATGGCGTTCTTTGGCATGACCGAGCAAGGATCGGGCGATTACAGCGGTCCTCGCGATTGGGCGCGAGCCGCATCTGACGAGCCGTTCCTTAACGCCTGTATTAAATTAAAATCTATGAGCGCAGGGGCAGTTCCGCTCCGCGTGTATGTCCGACAAGAGAACAATCTTATTCCAGCAGACCTAGCCAAAGATGCCGACGCAGCCGAGTATCAGAAATTGTTAGACACCATTAACCCGTACAGCATGTCCGCATCGGATTTCCGAGGCACACTAGTTGCCAGCCTATCCGTATACGGCGAAGCCTATGTCCGCAAAGTGCGCGGCAAACTAGGAGGACCGCCACAAGAGTTGTACTTGATTAGACCGATTGACATTGTGCCGAAGATGGGCAAAACATGGATTGAAGCATACGAATACAACCCCGCTGGCTCTAAGGCACGCAATGCGGAAACAGAAATTATCCCAGCCAAAGACATTGTGGCGTTCCGCCTACCGGGAAACTTTGTAGACCCGACGCGCGGTCTATCGCCGCTTTCGGCAATCCGCCGAGAGGTAGAGGTAAGCGTCATGGCATCCGAGCACACCAATGCGTTGCTCCGAAATCTTGGCGTACCAGTTGGCGCATGGGTTGCGCCAAAGGATAGCGACCTTACCGTGCAAGACCAGTCTGCAATCAAGAAAGTTCTTGCGGCGCTATCTGGACCAAAGAATGCAGGAAAGAGCGCGGTTCTCCCCGGCGGCTTGGAATGGCAGCAGTTGGGAATCCCAGAACAAGACGCGCAGTACCTCAATGCAAGAAAGATTAGCCGCATGGCAATTGCTTCTGCCATGGGAATCCCGCTGCAATTAGTTGGCGACGACGAGCATTCTGGCGTATACCGATCAGTTCGCGATGCCGAGCAGGTCTTCTGGCGCAGGTTGAAGAATGAATTGGGTTGGATTGCCGACATTCTTGATTCGTGGCTCACTACAGAGTTTGATACAACGGGTCGCCTTACCGTGCAATTTGATGTTTCCTCTATTGAGGCGTTGCGTCCAACGCCACAGGAAGAACTTATGCTCTGGACGCAGTTGATGGATCGCAGCGTGGTCACACCTAACGAGGTGCGCGCTCACTTTGGTCTTGGTGCTCCGACATCATGGGGAGACACGCCGCTCCTTGGCGGTCAGCCAAAGGAAGGCGTGACAGGCAAGACTCCAGTGTCTGTTACCGAAGTTCCCGTACAGGGAACAGCCGTGGAAGAGGATCATGTGGTGGATGCTCCGCCAATTATGTCGTGGTTTGACCGAGAGACAAGGCTATACGGGCGACAGGAGATTAAGCAGTTCGTGGCTGGTGGTGCGCTAGACGCTTCGTCAATGGTAGGATTCCCTGTAACAGACGCGGAAAAGAAAACTATTGAACTAGGGATCAAGAGACGCTACAGTAGTAAGCAGATCGCTCACGGCGTTGAAGAAGATGGCTACCAAGGATTGAAGGGAGTACAAGCATGAAGCACTTGAAGATTGCGGCAACCGCAGACGGCGGAATCGTCATTGAGGGCTACGGCGTACCCTTTGGCGGACCGATCAAGGGTCGCGACCTTCACGGACAGTTCTTCAGCAAGAAGACAGACTTCGCCCTTGACCTCATTCCCGACGGTCAGCGCCCGTTGCTCTTTCAGCACGGTCTTGATTCATCCGTAGACACGGCGGTCATTGGTCGCTGGGGCGTTAAGCGCATTGACGACGGCGGCGTATGGGTACGCGCGCAGTTGGATGCCCGCTCCGAGTACATTAACGAGATTAAGGAACTTGTAGACAACGATGCGCTTGGTTTCTCTTCTGGAACCATGGGTCACCTTGTCAAGGTTGCTCCAAAGACAGGCGAAATTCTTAAGTGGGCGCTTGTTGAGTTGAGCCTAACCCCTAACCCAGCCAATCCAAATGCCTACATTGTGCGTGCAAATAAGTCCGCCGCAGCCCATGTGAAGTCGCTATTTGCGACAAAGCACGGTGACCATGACCAGTCCGAGCACGGAAATTGGGCAAGCGGCGGTGGTTCTAACACTGGCTCTAGCGACGAGAAGGAAAAGTCTAAGCCCGGATTCTATGGTTCAGACCATTGGGATAAACCCGGGATGCCAAAGACTGTTGTCGTATCGGAAATGAGCCGTGACAAGTACGACCGAGCCATTCTTCCAATGCCAGAAAAGTATGTTGATGGATCATCAGCAGTACACGGCAGGAGCGCATGGACTGCTGTTACTACGGCGGATTCTAATGGTTGGTTGGACGAAAATGACGATGTTACAAAACTAACATCGGGTCTAGACATCCCGTACATTCCCGCCGAAAACATTACAAGCCCAGAGGCGTGGCTCTTCGCCCTTGGGTTTGCAAACGGCACTCTAGAGTTGGCTCCTTCAGAAGACGACAACGGTAATGTCATTGAAGGGATGAGTAGAACCAGAGACAAGGAAGACTTTATGAATTTGTCTGACAGGCTGACCGATGTCAATTCACATTCATCTGCGGCAACATTTGACGCTCTCATTGCCACTTGGGATGACTTTGGACCGGGGGCAAGCAAGAAAACGCTCCGAGTCAAACGTTCAGTTAAGCACGGTGACCACGACCAGTCTGAGCACGGCAACTGGGCTACGGGCGGCGGCTCCGACAAGGAAGATAAGGGCGCGCGCGACACTAACCGAGTTGAAATGAATCGTCGCTCTACTGGCGCTTGGCAAGAAAAGTTTGGCAAGGTTGGCGAGTACCGCGCTACGGGCGAGACCGCTGAGTTGGCAAAGACGCTAGTTTCTGAGGCTTCCGACCCTAGGTCAGCAAACGAACGGGTTGTCGCAGCCCTCCACATGGCTTCCCAGTGGAACTCTAAAGGACCTGTAACTATGCCAAATGGTCAAATTCCTTTGAGTGGCAGGTCGGTAGAAGAGGAACTTGCTCGCCGCGTTGAATTTAGTCCTTCAGAACCAGACAAGCAGTTTCACCTCAACCTTCTGGCAGACTTAAGGGGAGAAACGCCAGAAGAGATTCAGGCGGAGATTGACATGGACAAATTTAACGATTGGATGTCTGGATACGAAGTTCCGGGTTACCCAAAGACCTTCCGCGTAAAGCGAACATAACTTCTGTTACACTCCTCTAGCCAGTTGCCTATGTGGGCGACTGGCGCTTAGACGGAGAGACCGAAGACGCGAACGCTGACGCTGACGCTCCATCGGACAACCTGACGAAAGCATCGTTTAGGCAATGAACCTTCGGGTTCACAACTGATAGGAGAATAATCGTGGCAGACAACGATTTCCTGTCGGAGAATGAGGTTGAGTCTCTCGTCGCTAAGGCTGTTACTAAGGCTGTAAAGAGCCTTAATACGGTTGACGAGGATGCCCGACCAACGGCTCCGACCAAGGCTGCGGGATTTAACCGTGGTACTTATGGTCTTCCAAACCTCGGCGTAGCAGTCAAGTCCGCGTTCCGTGGGCAGACTGTTAACGGCGGTGAGTTTGAGCGAGACTTCTCACAGGCAGCAGCCGAAATCTTCGGCTACAAGGGCGCGGCTGGCGATGATTCGCTGACTTCGCGTTCTATCGTTTGGGCTAAGACCCCAGAAGAGGCTCGCACTGTTCTTCACGCCATGGGCGAGGGGAAGCACGCGGCGCGAGTAGACTCAGCAATCAAGGCTGCATCTGAGGGTACGACCACCGCTGGTGGATACCTCGTTCCCCCAATGTACGCGCAGGATGCGTTCCAGTACGCTTTGGTTCCGAACATTGTGTTCCGCAACCTTCCCGGACTGACAACGATGCCTGTACGGACGAACCTTGTTTACCTCCCGCGCGAAGACGCTCGTGCAGGTGCAGCAACCGCTGCCGAAGCAGGATCACTCACCGCTCAGGATGTAACATTCGCTCAGCAAGCAATTACCATCAAGAAAGCGTATGGCTATCGCGTATTCAGCAATGAATTGCTTGCCGACGCTGATCCTTCGTGGAACGAGTTCATTACGAAGACGCTTCTTCGCGATGTGGCTCTCTTTGCGGATCAGCAGCATCTTGA